TCACTATATAACTCAGGCATTAACACTCTACGCCCAGGAACGGGGTCTAGGGCTGGTAGTACTCTAGCTTTGAAGCGGTCATCTTTTTGAAGATTAGCTAATAAATCTCCAGGCATCATAGGTGTTCCCAGGACAATTACTGGAACTCCCTTCAACGGAATAAACAAAGACTCTGTTAAGAAATGGTCTTCAACTTTGGTAACCTGTCCAATGTTCAATGGGTTTTCAGGGTCACGTAGAATATCATCAGCAATCAAGGCACCATTCACATGCATTCCCCGCTTAAATGAAAAAAGACCTCCATGCATAATGTTCATAGGTTTATTATTAATGTAATATCTAGCAGAAAAGTCTGCTTTAGGGGTACGGTTGTCCATCCAATCTACTAACTGTGGGTTCCTAGCAATGGCTTTATTAATCTCAGAGATGTGATAACGAGCCATACCATCACTATAGGATAAATACAGCACAGAACAGTCTCTGGGAGCCGTTAAGAGCCTCCACACACTAAAGGCATAACCCAACAATGTACTCTTAAAGTGAAACCGTGGTAAGACTGCACAATAATTTAAACCTTCTTGCATACATTGTTCAATATCATCAGCCACTACTCCAACATGCCAAGCATTAAAGTACTCAGGATTGTCAAAACTTTGTGACCATATATTAACAAGGAACTCATGAAATGACCCTACCTTGGCTTTTCCAGACGTTAGTAAGCCTGTTGCTAACCTCTCAAATGCATCGTCAAATGTAGTTATTTCTTGTGTCATGAAAGCGAAGGCTCCTCAGTTTGTATTAATCCCTTTAATCGTCCTGCTACACGCTTTAATGTGTCTTCATCATTAATCTCTTCTACTAATACACTTAACACATTTTGTATAAACTGAAGATTAACCATTCCCTTAATGACTTCCCGTTCCCCTTTCATACTCATATCTAATGCTTTCGCAGCATCGAAAGCTTTATCAAAGTTTAAATGTTCTAATTCGTGCCCCGCTTTATGACGCATGGATTCATAGGTATCAAGGTGTTCTTGTTGAGTTCTAGCAAATCGTTGACCTTCAGTCTCTTTAATTTTACTAATGGCTTCAGTCCGAACTTCTATTTGTTGAACATTCCATTCACCTTCCCTAGCCCAAAGATAAATAGTAGAAGGTTTCACTTCAATAGCAAAATCATCCCACAACATCTCGGCAATTTCTCTAGCAGACTTATCCCCTTTAATATATAACCCTAAAGCCCTCTCCTTTATTTCAGGGGGGAATTGTTTCGGCATTTTAATACTCCCTAATATCTGGGGCACGTAATCCCCTTCTTGGTGCCCTATCATCCTTACCCCAGTTAGAAGGTATATCAAAGGATGGGTCTTCAGGATGCTGAGACTCAATACTTCCACCATAAGGTGTACCATCAGATTGTAACAGCCCAGCAAAATTCATGTGCCCAGTTTTATTTACTGCTGAAGTAAAGCATTCAGGTTTCCCGCCTACATATTTTAGACCAATCTCTTGGCGGGTACACAAACCTCTCCATACGCCTGCATCTTTGCCTAATGGTTGATACCCACGCTTATTCAACAGTTTCCCAGTTGTGCGTTGAGTATCTTCCGTTTGAACATTCCACTTGCATCCAAAATAATCGCACCAAACAACCACACCATGCTTTTTTCTGAATTCTCCTACAGACATACCGTCTGGTAATTTGTCTTCATACTCCACACTCGTCTCAGTCTTGCCTTTCATATAAAATGATAAACTCATATGTCCTCCCCTGTAATGTCGTTTCTACACCATAATGCTACACAGGCTGCGTCAGCCCAATCCTGTTCTACAAATTGAGTATGCCAAAAGATATTAGCATACTCTAAGATATCGCTTTTAGATGCGTTTCCCCTACCCACAGTGTGTTTTTTCCATGTTTTATTCTGAACTATACGGCAACCTAATTTATGTAAAGCACATATAAATTTTGTTGCATATACCACAGAAGCAATTTGCATTGTTGTCCGTGGGTTTTGAATAAAAATGGGGGCTTCCACAGCCACCCATAATGGAGTATACCTTTCTATTATTATACGCATTTCTTCGTAAAAGTTAGTCAAAAAGTCCACGAATCTGGCATCAAAATCCTTAATTGGAGATACCCATTTTATGGTTTCTTGAAGCTCCCCATCATGGTTAATGATAGTCCCGTGTACTCCTTTACTAGAACAATCTAACCCCAAATAATATCTATCCATACGATACTCCTGGGGAAATACGGAGAGCTACGATACGTGAAACTGTATGATACGCCGAAGTATATGCACTAAGAACACCAGACATTTTTACATACGTAGCTTCCTGTTCAATTATTTCTCGACTTAGTTCCCGTAACTGAGGATAATTTGCCAACGCTGCCCCACGCACCTCGTCTCTAGTGAGTTTCTTTTTCCCCTCTGCTTCCCTATCCTCTGCCATTTTATAACCAGCAGTAGCATATCCTTCGTCAAAGGCAGCTTTAAGAGCGTTCTTAGCAGCTTCTATATCTGCTACTCTAGACTCTAAATAAGCTTTATATCCCCCATATAATGTTAGAAATTCTTCTAATGTTTTTGCATCTGCATTCATCAGATTAGCAAATTCCAAATTAGGTTGTTCACTTAAATCCGTTTTAAACGGAGGAACCATTAAATCATCTATAATCCTATTGGCTTTCCCCAATGCTTTCATTGGTGTCCACTTCTCTACCATTCTCGTCCTCCTTATATCCTCTACAAGCACACCATGATGGCCCCGTACAACTTTCAGGTATTGATACAGCTTCCTGTATTTCCTGACACCGCTTTACTAAAGCATTCCATTCTTTAGGGCTGCGTTTAACTTTAAAAGCTTTTAATTTTTGGTCATTCTTATTCTCATACAACACGATACCATATGGTCTATCCATTAATTGAAGATAAATCTGTAGTTGTAAGGCATGTTCTGGCTTAGGCTTACTATACAAATTTTTAAATCCTTTGTCATTGATGGATTTTAATTCCAGTACCACATCTTTATACTCATCATGTACCAATAAAAAGTCAGCCCGTCCTGAAATGGGAGGAACATCACATTTAACTGAAATTTCTCTCCCCTTTAAAATCCGCATCTTCTCAAAATATTTTGTCATGCGGTCTTCCAAAGATGAACCCGTATCAAATATACGTTGAGTTGTACTAGCAATGTCTTGCTGAGGGAGCAGCCCTCTAAAAGCAAGATAAAGATACCTATCACACTCATTCCCCAGCATAGATGGGTAAAAGACACCGACTCGACTACTATTTTGTTGGTAGCCCAGGTTATCTTCAAACATTTTAAGCAGCCATTTATCTTGATTAGATGTACGGCTACGGGTTTTAGTTTCTACTTGTTCGTTAAGTTGTCTAATGCCTGCCATAATGTATCCTTTATTCCTTGTTTAGTAGTATCTTTAATATGCAACACATTCTCTATCCCAAAGATTCTCATAATTTCAGAATCCCTATATGCATCCCTCTTTCTTAAATGCCCATACACCCCATCTGCTTCAATAATAAGCCCCAACTCAGGAACAAAGAAATCAGCAGTATATTGGTTAATGGGCACCTGTTGGTCATAGCGTAACCCTAACTCTGACAGCTGGTCTGCGATAAGATTTTCTTGCTTAGTATAATCTCTAGGCAACATCTACTTTTAGTTTCTCCAATAACTCGGCATTATTTATAAACTGTTCTTTAAGGCCATTCATACCCATAGCTTTAACACCTTCGTAGTCATACCACGGGCCTTTCTGGTTAATCAACTTTTGTTGTAAGGCTTCTCTAATATAGCTTTCTAATACATCTATGCCCCCATCAACTCTAAAAGGTACTATAGCATTCTTCCAGTTTTCGCCTCCCACCTTGCTTTTACGTAAACGTACTTCCATATCAAAACCAACCTTATTACCTTTGCCTTCTTCAATCCACCCAGACCTTCTAACCTGAAGTAAGAAGTGAGCAAAGAACCCTTGTGCCAAACCCCCAGGCATTGCGTCCAGGGCTACAGGGCCAATACTTGACCGTACCTGATTAATAGCAATAAAGGCTGACCCAGATTTAAGGTTAGGGAGAAGTCTAGGGAGGGAAGAATTCACAAACCTAGCTTGCCATGCCATAGGACTAAACTCAAACCCTTTCTCATTATCCTGTACATCTGAGGGAACTAGCCCTGCAATAGAATCTAGGACAATCACATCTATCCCAGCCCTCATAAGTTCCTTAGCAGTATCTAAAGCATCTTCTCCACTAGTGGGTTGTGACACTAGCATATTGGCTGAGTCTACCCCACATTTCTCTACCCATTCAGAATCCCAAGAGAGTTCTGTGTCTATCCAAGCAGCAGTCCCACCAGCTTCTTGTGCCCTAGCAACCACTTGAGAAGCTAAATAGGACTTACCTACATTAGTAGGCCCATACATAATAGTCATTCGTTTCTTAGGTATTCCCCCACCAGTAAGATTATCTAGTGCTGGAATACCAAATGGTATACGTGTATAATTAAAGGAATCACTGTTCCCTCGTTGTAAATTTAATTTTTTATCTCCCAGTAACTGGGCGATTACTTCATCAGCTGTATTCTTCATACGTTTGTTGTCCCTCCCGATAGGCTTCAGCCCAAGCAAAACATACTGCTGCTAATCTAATCAACTCAGAATAACCATACAATGTATCATCCCAAGTTGTATCTTGTCTTTCCCGTTCTAGTAACACATCTTCTAATACTTTGGCCCTAGCTATCTCACTCATGAAGTACTGCCAGAATCAAGCACATTCTCAATCTTTTCATCTACCGCTTCCCTAACCACTGTCCACACTTGGTCTAGAGCATTAGATGCCTCATTCATCTGGTCTTTCACAGACAATTCGGTATCTATGTCTCGCACATCCACATCAATACGGCTGTACTGATTTGTCTCTAATGCACCTACTCTAAACGTAAACCCTAAATGTACACTTACTTTTGCCATTCTTTTCCTCCTTAATATTTAACTTGGCCTGCCTGCCAAAGCCTTAGGTATATCATCTATCTCTAAAATTCGATGGCTGCGAATTCTGTATAACTGCACACCCATATTGCAGATATCCGAAATAACTTGTAATCCATAGCCAGTAATACGATATTGGACACCTCGCTGCCATTTCGGTGCATCTGGGTGTTTTCCTCTAACTTCAATACAACCCATCTTAATGAGATAGGCCGATGCGTTGGTAAATCGTTGCTTCCATTTCGGCTGCTTTCTAAGACCTAGAGCAACATCTTCAGGAAACATGGCAAACACTTCTTGACTTTTCAAAGCATCATAAACTTTAGTTTGTAATTCTGA